CCGGCCGTGCTGCCAGCCAAGGATGGCGAGAACCAAACAGCCAAGGCGAGAGGTATTGCCGCCGGTCGCTTCAACAGCCCGGGCTTGCCAGCTATTACGCGGTGCGGCGGCAATGATAGGCATTAGTAACCGTTCGCTTCAAGCTTGTCGGCGAGTGTTTTTATCGCCTTTTTGAAGTTGCGGCGACCTTTTTCGTATGGCGGAATGTAAACATCTGTCAGACTTGAAGCCGGAACGTTGAGCCATTCTAGGCCACTCCGCACCATATTCTTGTGAATATAGTTAAGAGCCATAGCCACCCGATAAGGCGGCGTGTTGTACGTTAATTCGTCTAATAAGTTATTTTTCATCCTATAGACGCGGGATAAAGTGGCGCCAGCAAAACACACCATGCAAAACTTAGGTGTTCTGATAAACCACTTGCTCATGTTGATGCGGTACTTAGGCGACTTTTCCCTGAGTTTAAGGGACTCAAGGGCGAAGCGAAGCAGTTTGCTCGGCTTCCGTGGCAAGCGTTTCTTTCCGATTGTCTTCAACATTGTCAGTCTCCTTTGGTTAAGTTAGTTTACTTTGCTGCCGTCAATAACTCTAAAAGCTTCTCAGACATTTTCAGGTACGCCGCCGAGCGCGCCGAGTCCGCCGCCGAGTCCGCCGAGTCCGCCGAGTCCGCCGAGTACGCCGCCGAGCGCGCCGAGTCCGCCGAGCGCGCCGCCGAGTCCGCCGCCGAGCGCGCCGCCGAGCGCGCCGAGTCCGCCGCCGAGTGCGCCGCCGAGCGCTCCGAGTCCGCCGCCGAGCGCGCCGAGTCCGCCGAGTACGCCGCCGAGCGCGCCGAGCGCGCCGAGTACGCCGCCGAGCGCGCCGCCGAGCGCGCCGAGTCCGCCGCCGAGTCCGCCGAGTCCGCCGCCGAGCGCGCCGAGTACGCCGCCGAGCGCGCCGCCGAGCGCGCCGAGCGCGCCGAGTCCGCCGCCGAAAGATCGGCGGGGCGGCCTTTTGCCATGGGAGCGAGAACATCGACACATTGCTTGATTGCGGCAATGACATCGTTCGGCATCTTCTGTTTCTCGGCCGCTTTCAAATTTTCAGTCTGAAGCCAATGCAAGAATTTCCATTGCACTGTGGAAAGATCGGCGCCGATTTTAATGGCCTTCAAAAACTTCAGGGGCCATTCTTTGGCTTGGCCGTTAGTGAGGCCTTCAAAAATCGTGTCTTCTAAGCGCGCCAAAGCCATCGGTATGCCGAGCTCGGTTTCGTACAGCGCATGATCGTCTGAATGTATGGTGCAACCTACGGCACAGCCCTTGCCATTCTGCCAATAAATGCCGTGGATGATTTCGTCAGCTTTGTAATGGGCCTTCACTCGATCCAGGTACTCGGCTTTCACCGCCGGTTGATTGTGGAATGCGAACATTGTCAGTCTCCTTTGTGGGGTTTACGGGTTCCCGGCGCAAGAAGCGCGGGATCAGTGGCATTACGGTTTCGTCGTCCATTGGATTGCCCTCTCAGAACTAGAAGATACCGCCATAGAGTTTGGTTTGTCAAGCCCTATGGCGGTCTCCGGCTACGATTTTGGGAACAACTGCGCCAAAACCGCCTCGTATTGCTCGCGGCGGCGTTCTAACACCGCTACGTCGTCAAGAAGATCGATGAGCGCGGGAAAATTGATGTCCTTAGCGCAACACGCTTCCTGTACTTTCGTTTGCTTGGTTAGGATGTCAGCGTCAAGCTGGGCCATCTCTAACTCGGCCTTAGACTGCACTTGCCTGGCGCGGATCGGCGCCATGGCTTCATCAAGCTTTTCCTTAGAAAGCGCGATGAGTTCTTTAAACGGTCGCAACTGCATTTAAGCCCCCTTTACATAGTAAGAGTTTACGTTTAGGCACTTTACTTTCTTTCGGCGCGGGACCCTGAAAGTCTCGCGGCATCCCCGCCGTGATCCTGCCATCATAGCCGTTGTCTTCCAATATATCCGCGTACCTGGGGTCCCAGTGACGAAAGGCGCCGTGGTTTCCTTCGCGCTCCATATACATATAAACCGCGTGCTGTTGCTCCGCCGACGAGTTTTCAATAATTTGTCTTGCTCTATGATCCCCGTTCTTAGCCGCTCTAAAAACACAGAAAGCTTGCTCCACCCATGACAGATAGTGCCGGTCGTAATCATAGTGTGCCGTGAAATCGCGTGGGCGAGGAAATACTCGCCCGATAACTCGTTCTAAATTGCTCATGGTGTTGCCCCTTCTGTGTTGTCTCATTTACGCTTGCGGGGTTTACTTTGTCAAGGGGAAAACGGGCAGCACGCGCGGCATAAAGCACGTACTACCCGCCCCTCGCGCCTAAGCCCGCACGCTTAGGCCAAGCCTCTTCGCCATGCGCGCTATCTCCGGCCACTTAACCAAGTGGCACCCGGCTTTAACGTCGCCTTCCGGCGTTATTTCGTCAATCTCAAACACGCCTAGCGGTATCTTGTGGCCGTTCTTAACCCAGCCATTGCCGCGCGCCTTGGCGATTAGAGGGAAAGCCCTGGTCGCGTGGTGCACTGGAAATTCGGCGCCGGCGCTGGTCAAGATGTTTTCGCCGTGGCGCCGTAACAAGACGCCATAGTTTTGTTTTATCCATTCCAACATGGCCATCGGGGTTTTGTTTACCGGCAATCCCGCCCGCCATATGCGCGGCCACTGTGACCGCTCGGCCTTCAATACGCCTTCCGCGTGCTGATAGCGGGCTTCGATATGCGCCAAGCGTCCCTTTTCCCGCATGGCAATTTTGCGCTTTTCGGCGTCGGCATAGCGTTGCGCCATAGATGCAACATCACCGCCGAGCATCAGCGGTTTATAGCGCGACACAAACGCGGCGCCAAACTCGTTCCGTCTCATACAAACTTGCGTTGCTTCTAAGGCAAGCCTAGCTTTCTTGCCCTTGTGTTTTGTCTGGCCACTTTCGGTGAGAAGCTTCCTTATCTCGGCGTCAAACAAATCAAGGTTAGTGCTGGCGTTACTGCTAGGCTGTTTCACATAGAAGCTAGGCAAGTCACTACGTAAGGCGCGGCGAACTATGCTTTGATGCTTGCTTGTCGAAACCGAGTAGGAAGAGGAATTGATTAGAACGCAATTCTCTCCCTTCAGTGTCTTGGCGAACGAGGCGATTGCGAAGTGTCGGCCGTAGGAATAGATTGCATTACCATCCCAAAACATCCGGCCATCGGCCGAGCGGCCGTGAGAGATATTTCGCTGGGCCCATACATGCGCGGTTTGCTCATGTGATCCAAAGACTGTTTTAGCTCTAGGCATGTTACTTACTCCTTTATTGCGGTTAAGGGGTTTTAGGCACGAAAACTAAAAACTCGGCTCTATTAGAAGGCCGCCCATGCGTTTCTAGGCTAGGGCGGCCATCGTCACACCAAGGATAAACCGGCTTCGCGTATCCCGTCAAGAATGTCTGTTGCGTACCTGGGCTCAATGACCACGGCATTGCCTAAGCGTTGCGCGTCGGAAGGCAAGTGCTCCTTAACCCAGGCGGAAGCGGCAGGCGTCAAAGGATGCAGCAAGCAGATTGAGCCATGGCCGGCGAAATTAAAATCGGGTTTCATGCATCACCTGCCGGGTGATAAACTATTTCGACAACGCCGTTCCCTTGCATACTTATGCCAAGGTTTCCGTCGTCATCGATAGTGGCGTGAGTGATACCTTTCAGGCCAAGTACGGAATAGCCGTATAGGTGGTCAAAACCTATTTCGGTTAACCCTACTTTGCGAGCTGCGCGAACAGCATCAAGGCTTTCACGATCCGCGCCTTTCAATTCCTCGCGCCTATGGTGATATACGATCCGGACGCGAGGATGTTGGCGGAAAAACCGCTTAACAAGCTGTTGCGGGGTGATGCGTTTAGTGTTCATGGCATCACCTTGGCGTGGCAATGGCCGGCATCGATTAGAGCCTTTGCAGCCCGGCCATAGTGACCTTGCAAAGTCCACGCGCTCCCATTGTCGATTAACGCTTGAAACAAGGCAATTGTTTCCTCGCGGTTTAACTCGCCTTGCTCATAGCGGATGATAAAATCGATATGATCCGCCGGTTTTGTTTCAGTTTGTGTCATTGTGTTGCCCCTTAGTGCGGTAAGGATGCCCGAGAAACCGCTCGGGCTCGGTATGCTCTTACAGTGTGATGATACGCGCTTCGTGATCCACGTCCACTATATACAAGGCATCTTGCTTTGCAAGCCTTGCGTACCGTATGGCCAAGTCAATAAGCTCGGCTTGACGGCGACGCGGGATTGCGACCGTGTAACGCTCACTCTTATCCATCACAGGCATTCCCTTGGCGTTGATCCATAGGCCATGCTGCAACATAACAGTGATACCACCGAACGCTTTAACCGCTTCAACCTGCATTGACGTATGCAACGCTGATAAGTCCGCGCCTTGGTTATCCTTTACAGGCAACACAAACGATATTTCGTAAAGGCGCTCTTTGGCTTCAGTCTGTGCAACGGGCTTCGCGTTCATTTCTTTGATGCTTTGTAAGTCTCTCATGGCTTGCCCCTTAGAGTGTGTTGCGGGCAAAACCATGCCCGCTTGGTCTTATAGCTTGCCGTTGTGATGCAGCAATGCCAGCAAGCCGAACAAGGCCGCAAGCGCGATGCAACAATAGGCGATAAGTGATGTCATTGTTTTGCCCCTTTAAACCGCTCATAACTTTCGGTTTATCTATTTATGTTTGCATTGCAGATGATGCAAGCCGCTAGGCGCTAGCTAGCATCTATGCAATAAGCAAGCATAAAGATAAACCAAAAAAAAGCGAAAGTCAATAGAGGATATTGAAATAATTCAATTTATTTTATTGCTTCTTTTTGGTGTAGCTGGCCTATTGATATCATTATGCCTTAATTTTGCCATGTTGCTCCTCGCCATGCTTTCTACCATTTAGCACGCATTACTTGCTTAATTTTGGTAATAGCGCCTTGCTCGCAGCTACCTATTATTTGTTTCAGAGTGAAACTAATTGCTTTATTTACTTTCATATCGGACCGGTTTAGTACTATCTGCGCTGTTTAGTGAATGATTCTCATTTGCAGTCGCTCGATACTCGCCTTCAGAGTGGCCATTTTATCACACTGTTGCATTTATACAACACATGTCATTCGCAATTGCGAATCACTCGCAACAAGAGTCATTGATATCATTGACGAATCAGCATAGTGCTTTTGCGAATGAGAATCATTCGCAAGACGGGGGTGGGGTGCCGGGTATCCCCCTGATTTTTGCGCCTCAGTGGAGTTCGACCACCTTTTCTCACACGCGGCGGCCCAAAAATAAAAGAGTTTCTAAAAAGTGAACAAAATCAAAGGGGCTTGAAAACAATGATATTTTTCCTTGACTTACCAGGGTGCCATGCTAAACTCGCGAACATGCCCCAAAAAGACACCCCCATCCACGGCGCCCTGCTAATTCCGAAGGAATATAAACTCGGCCCGGCGATGTCGAAGCTGACCGAGCGCCAGCGGGCGTTTGTGGTGGCGCTCCTCGACTTCGGTGGCATCAACCCGAACAAAGCCGCGAGGATGGCGGGGTACTCCGTGGCCGATGGCGGCGCCGGTTTAGCCGTAACCGCTCACCGCCTGGCGCACGACGAAAAAATCCAGGACGCAATTCAGGAAGAAGCCGGCCGGCGTCTGAGAACCGGCTCGATTATGGCCGTGAAGACCTTGCTGGAGATTGCGGACAATCCGGCCGCGGAGCACCGCGACAGGCTCAAAGCTGTGGAGATGATCTTGAATCGAACCGGCCTTCACGCGATCAGCGAAAAGAACGTCACCGTCACCCATGTCGATCAAACCAGCGACGAGATGATTAAGCGCATCGCGCTCCTCGCCAGGAACCAAGGGCTCGATCCGGTGAAATTGCTCGGGAATGCGGGTGTCGTGGTTGACGCTGACTTCAAGGAAGTGGTGGAAACGCCGGAACCAGTCGAGCGCGACCCGAACGATTTAAGTGATTTGCTGTGACCGAGAATAACAAACTTAAAGAATTGCTGGAAACGCTCGAAGCGATCGAACAGCGACGGAAGTTCCGCAAGCTCGACTTCTACCAGCCTTACCCCAAGCAGGAAGAGTTCCACGCTCTCGGCGCTCGTTGCAGGGAACGCTTGCTGATGGCCGGCAACCAGCAGGGTAAAACTTATTCCGGCGCCGCGGAAGTCGCGATTCACATGACGGGAGAATACCCGGAGTGGTGGGAGGGCCGGAGATTTACGAAGCCTGTGAAGTTTTGGGTCGCCGGGGAAACCTCGGCGCTGGTCCGCGATCAGCCTCAAGCTTTGCTCTGCGGGACGCCGGGTGTGGTTGACGACGCAGGTACAGGGCTGGTGCCGAAAGTATCGTTAAAAGATGTTTCTCTCGCTCGCGGTGTCACTGATGCGTTCGACACGATCCAAGTAATTCATAAGACCGACGGCATCGAGGACGGTATATCGACTGCCGTGTTCAAGTCCTACGAGCAAGGCCGGCAGAAATTTCAGTCCGCAACCCTTGATGGGCTGTGGCTCGACGAAGAACCCGACGAGGAAATCTACCAGGAGTGCCTGGCGCGTATCACCGCGACGGATGGATTGCTGTTCATGACCTTCACTCCGCTGAAGGGCCGGAGCAAAGTCGTCATCAGATTCATGGACGAGGCGTCCGAGGACCGTGGCATTGTCCACATGGACATCGACGACGCCAAGCACATCAAACCAGAAGACCGTGCCAAGATCATCGAAGGCTATCTACCTCATCAACGCGAAGCCAGAGCGCACGGCGTTCCTCTTCTCGGTTCGGGCGTGATCTTCACGATGCCGGAAACTAGCGTCAAGGAAAATGCGATCGAGAATGTTCCTATCTACTGGCGGAAGATTTGGGGTATCGACTTCGGCATCGGCCATCCTTTCGCAGCCGCTCTGCTTTTGTGGGATGTTGACAACGATGTCATTCATGTCCATCACACAGTGAGGATGGCTGATGTGTTCCCGATCAACCACGCCGCGGCGATGAAACCGATCGGCGCTGCGGTTCCCGTTGCGTGGCCTCAAGACGGTACGGCGCGCGAGGCAGCCGGCGGAACGCTCGCTTCGCTCTACTCCAAAGAAGGCCTGTTGACTTTGCCCAGCCACGCGACCTGGCCGCAAGGTGGGTATTCCACCGAAGCCGGCGTCGAGGAGATGCGGGAGCGGGAACAGAACGGCAAGCTCAAATATGCCGCGCATCTCACCGATCTCTTCGAGGAACGCCGCTTTTACCACAGGAAAGACGGCGAGATCGTGAAGATCAAGGACGATATATTATCGGCCATAAGGATCGGTATCATGATGAAACGCTTTGCAAAACCGGTGGTCTTAGGCGGCAAACGCCAGAAACGCCAGGGTAAGCTCCTCGCAACGGGGCTTGACTTCAATGTCTTCGGGGAGTAATGTGGGGGAGCGGGGTGGAGCAGCCCGGTAGCTTGCCAGGCTCATACCTTGGAGGTCGGGGGTTCGAATCCCCCTCCCGCAACCATTCTCATATGGAGCCGGCGTAGTGGACAGCCCTAAAAATCTTTCGCCGGCTTCCGTCGATCTCGGGCTTGGCGATATCTTGAAGGACCAACTCGCTCTCCAGTCCGAAGCCGCGCGCAAGGCCGCGCTGAAGAAATCCGGCGCTTCCGAAGCCCAGCAAGCGATGAGCCCGGCGACGAATGCTCTTTTCAACTTCCTTGGCGGAGGCGCAGATGCAGCCCTCAATTAGTTTCCCGCGTAACCAGCCACGGCAGCAGCCGAAGATCGTGGCTGTGATCCCCGGCGATCCGCCGGCCGATCAGACGCCGCCCCAAAGTTATACGGCGGCGATTTCCATAACCGCTCCGCTCCCGAAAGTCGGCAATGGCTGATACCAGTTTGACGCCGCGCAAGCAATCCGAACGCGAGGAGATGATCGTCTCCGAGACGCTGCGCGAGTTTTCGGAACTTCAGACCTATCGTAACGTCTTCGCTTCGCATTGGGAAGAAGTCGCGGAACTGATCCTGCCGACTTACCGCAATACTTTCATGTTCGGTAATTACAACTGGCCGGGCCAGAAGAAGACCGATCGTCAGGTTGACGCCACCGGCATGATGGCGCTGTCGCGCTTCGCCGCTATCTGCGACAGTCTTTTGACGCCGCGTAATTCCTACTGGCACGGCCTCGAAGCCAACGACCCTTATGTCATGAAGGACCGCGCTACGCGGCTTTGGTTTGAGAGCACCGCCAAGAAACTCTTCAAGTATCGCTACGCCGCGCAAGGCAACTTCAGCGCGCAGAATCAAGCCAACTATCAATCGCTCGGCGCTTTCGGCAACGCGCAGATGTTCATCGACGAGTTCGATGCGACGTTGAGTGGCGTCAAAGGTCTTCGCTACAAAGCGGTGCCGATGGGCGAACTCTTCTACCGCGAGAACCATCAAGGCATGGTGGACGGTTTCGTTCGCTGGTTCCGGCTCACCGCGCGCCAGGCAAAGCAGAAGTGGCCGGAGACTTTCCCGGCTGTCCTGCAAGCTGCGCTCGAAGCGAACAGCGAACAGCTTTTCGATTTCTTGCACCGTGTTGTCCCGCGGACCGACTTTGAACCCGGCCGGCTGGACATCAAGGGTAAGCCCTACGCCTCGTATTATGTTTGCATGAAAAGCCAAACCCTTCTGCAAGAAGGCGGCTATCGCAGTTTCCCCATGGCGGTGTCACGTTACGACCAATCGCCAGGCGAAGTCTATGGCCGCAGTCCGGCAATGATGGTCCTTCCCGCGCTCAAGACCTTGAATGCGGAGAAGCGGACGTTCCTCAAACAGGGACACCGTGCGGCTGACCCGGTGCTTTTGACTAATGATGACGGGCTGTTGAGTTTCGACTTGACCCCCGGCGCTATGAACCCTGGCGGCATGAATCCCGACGGTAAGCCGCTTGTCGGCGTGTTACCGACCGGTAACATTCAGATCACCGAAGACATGATGAAAGAGGAGCGCGCGCTCATCAACGACGCCTTCCTCGTAACGCTGTTCCAGATTCTCACCGAGACCCCGACGATGACGGCAACCGAAGTGATCGAACGCACCAACGAGAAGGGTATTCTCTTGGCGCCGACGATCGGTCGTCAGCAGTCCGAATACCTCGATCCGATGATCCATCGCGAACTCGATCTCCTGTCGAGCCAGGGTCTTCTCGATCCGATGCCCCCGCGCTTGCGCGAAGCGAAAGGCGCATACGATGTCGTCTATACCTCACCGCTTTCGAAGGCGATGAAGGCTCAGGAAGCCGCTGGTTTCTTCCGCACAATCGAAGGTGTCAAGGAATTGATGGCTGTGTCGCAAGACCAGTCCTTGCTCGATCGCTTCGACTTCAATACTGCGATCCCTGCTATCGCCGATATCCAGTCCGTGCCGGAAAGCTGGATGGCGGACGACAAACAAGTTGCTGCGAAACAGAAGGCGCGCGCCGACGCCGCCCAGCGCCAAGAGATGATCCAAGCTGCACCCGCGGCCGCTGCGATGATGAAGGCCCGCGCTGCTTCAGGCGCCGCGGCACCCGCTCAGGCGCCGGCACAACCAGGACCCCCGTTGACACAATCGGGGGCATGATGTAAGGTGGCAAGATGACATCCCTGTTCGTCATGTACCAGAGGACCCTAGATTACCTGCGCTTGAGAAGTCGAGCGTACAAGCTTACTTTTACCGACCCCAAGAACAATGAGGTTTTGAAGGACCTGGCAAAGTTCTGCCGCGCAGATACTTCCTATACCAGCCCGAATCTAGTGAACCTTGGCATCGCTATCGGGCGCCGGGAAGTTTGGTTGCGGATTCAACATCACCTGAGACTGACGCCCGATCAACTCTACGAAATTTACAACAAACCATCGACCCTCAACCCACCTACACAAAACAGGGAGCATACAAATGACTGACCAGACGCCCGAACAAATTGCCGCCGCTAGAGCCGCTGCCGATGCAGCAGCCGGTCATTGGACCGCAGGGCTCGACGCCGAGACAAAGGGCTACGCTCAGAACCGTGGCCTCGACAAGAAGACTGCGGCCGAAGCTTTCTTCGAAGCCTCGAAGGCTCATCGCGAAGCCGAACGCCTGATTGGCGCTCCCGCGAACGAGATGATCCGCCTCCCGAAAGACCCGAACGCGCCGGAATGGAAAGACGTTTACAAGCGCCTTGGCGTCCCGGGCGACGAGAAGGATTACGACTTCTCCACCGTGAAGCGCGCTGGCGACAAGCCGCTCGACGATGCTTTGTCGGCAACGCTGCGCCAAGCTTCTCTGGCCGGGCATCTCACGAAGGACGGCGCGACTCAAGTGGCCGCGCAAGTCGTCAAGCATCTTGACGGTATTGAGAGTGCCAAGGCCGCCGACGACGCTGCCAATCTCCTGAAAGAGAAAGCGGCGCTCAAGGCGAATTGGGGTGCGAACGAAGCTGCGAATATGGTGGTTGCTCGCGCCGCGGTGACTGCGCTTGGCATCAAGCCCGAGACAGTATCCGCTTTGGAAAAGGTTGCCGGCTACGCTGCGGTCATGGAAATGTTCCGCAATATCGGCTCGAAGATCGGCGAGGATCGCTTCATCCAAGGCGGCCCGAATGCCCCGGCTGGCGGCGCTATGACCCGCGATCAGGCAGTTTCCGAGAAGGAAGCATTGAAGAAGGATGTCGCTTGGAGAAATCGTTATCTCGCTGGTGGCGTTGAAGAAAAACGCAAGATGGACAGTCTGGACAGGATTATTTTGGGCGTTTCTTCAGCGGCCTAAAAATAGTGCTTGACAGGTGAATTGAGAACGATTATCATTCTCAAGACTGCCATACTCGCATCGAACGCGACGGCACGGATGAGTTAATCGGCCCCCGAATGGACACGGCCAAGGTAAGTCAACCTTTCGGGAGTTAAAAGATGACCGGTTCCTACGATCCAGGCCTTATTCCGCTTTATACGACCCAATTCTCGACGAATGTGGAACTCTTGCTTCAGCAGAAGGGTTCTAAGCTCCGCGGCCGCGTCCGTGAGGGTATGCATGTCGGCAAGATGGCGTCGCCCATCAACCAGATCGGTACGCTCGCGCTCAAGGCGCCGGCCGGTCGTTTCGCTCCCCTTGGCCACCAGGATGCCGCATATGATCGGCGCTGGGTGTTCCCGCAGGAAGGCGAACTTCCGCAGTTGGTCGATTCGTTCGACGAATTGCAGACCGTAGTTGACCCGAAGTCGGGCCTTGTCGAGACCGCTGTGAATGCAGTCGGTCGCGCTTGGGACGACACGCTCATCAGTGCGTCCACCGGCACCGCTACGCTCGGCCAGGATGCTTCGAGCCTCACGACCGAATCCTTCGACACTTCCAAGTTCCAGATCGCCAGCACCTTCGGTTCTGCGTCGGCCTCGGGCTTGACTGTTGCGAAGATCATCGAAACCAAGCGCGTCTTCGAGAAGTATCATAACGATCTCGAAATGGACCGCCCGACGTTGGTGATTGGTTCGCAGCAACACAGTGACTTGCTCAACCAAGTCCAGGTTGTCTCGACCGAGTTCAACGAACGCCCGGTTATGGTGGACGGTGTTGTCCGCCAGTTCCTCGGCTTCGACATCGTGATCTCCGAACGTCTCCCGCAGACGACCGTTGGTTCCGTCCGTGGTGTGCTCGCCTTCGTGAAGACCGGCATGTACCTCGGTGTCTGGAAAGACATGACGAACCGCATCGCAATTCGTGAAGACCTGTCAGGCACGCCTTGGCAGATTCTCACCAGCACGATGTACGGTGCAACCCGCACGCAGCCCGGCAAGGTCCAGCAAATCCTTTGCGCGGATACGTCAGGCGCCGACATCAACCCGTAAGGAGCTACCATGACTTTAACAGCAGCCGGCGACATCCTCGAAAGCGCCACTCTCGTAAACCTTAGCACTATGCCGGTCCTTGTGCCGACAATGGGCGAAGGCGCACGCTACGATGTCAAGGAAAACGAGGATTACGTTGCCCCGACGGCTTCGAACGTCCAGTATTCCACCTATACCCTCGGCCCTCGCATTCCGACGAACGCGAAGATCAAGTCTGTAAGCGCGTATTGCAAAGGCGTGGACAGCAATGGTACGGCGGCTTTCGCGGCTGATATCAACCTGATCTTCTCCGATGCTCCTCTCGGCGGTATCGCTGCGGGCACCCCGACGCTGGACGGAACTTCGTCTTCGTACGCCGGGCAAATTCCGACTTCGACGCTCAACGGTACTGTGACTTCGATCACGGCATACGCCAGCCCGAACAAGATGTTCGGTTCGGCTGTGACCTTGGCGGGTAACTCCGGCGCAGTCAAAATTCAGGAATTGACGTATCTGAACACCTTTCTGTTCGCGCATCGTCAGCTTCCGATTTGGGACGTTCTCGGTTTCACGCAGGACCCGGGCGGCTTCCTCAATTTCTTCGTTGTTTGCACCACAGCGTCCAACACCGCCGCTACCGGCATATTGGGCCTCAAGGTTGCCTACGCGATCTAACCGGCGCTCACGGCGCCAAGGCTGAAGCATGACTGTAAATTACCTGTCGATCAACAAAGGCCAGTTGGACAGTCAATCCGGCAACGTGCTCGTTGCTCAGGATGCTGGCTCAATTGCCACTGTTATCACGGACGCTACGACTGCCGATACGGATGTCGGAACTGTCGTGACCAACACCGCTACGGTCGATACTGATCTCGCTACTGTCCTTACGGACTATGATGCGATTGGCGCAGCGATTGTTGCGATCTCAGGTGACACATACAGCAACACCACGCACCAATTTACGACTGGTGGTTCCACCGGCCTGACTTCATCGCAACTTCATACGCAGATGACTTCGCTTAACGCGATGATGACGGCGTTCCTCACGGCGCAGACGGCGGCGACTACCGCCAACACAAATGCAACGACCGCGAAGACTGCGACAGCGGCGACGGTTACTGCCGCGGCTGCAATCGCTTATTCGACGACTGCGGACTTCATTCTCTCAATTCTGATGACCAACAGCCCCGACCGCAAGGACGCGATCCTCGCGATGGAAGCCTTTAAGAATTACATCTTGAGTAATGGCGTCCCCGGTGGTAGAGTGGGAACCGACTTACCTGTGCTTTAGGAGTAACTGATGGTTTCCCAGCCCCCTTATGGTTACATCAACCCCGCGGTAATTGTAAACACGCCGGCAAACCCGACGGCTCCCGCGAGCACTTCTGCATACAAGATGCAGGGCATCGGTCAGCTTATCACTCCTTCGACGCCTAGCGCGAACGTCCTTGCTCTGTTTTCGGCGACCCTCAACGACGGCGCCACGACTGTCGGCGAAGGCATCAATCTCCAACTTTACTATGGCCCGGTTGTTTCCGGCACCGCGATCCCGGCGAATGCTGGCGCGATCCCCGCGAACGCGGTTGCACTCGGCGCTATCTTGACCTGGGCGACTGGCGTGACGCTGACGACTGCCGCGGATTCCCTGATTCCGATCACTCTCTTCGGCTTGGCCAAGGCGTTGACGCCTGGTCAGCAATACTGGTTCGACGTTGCCGCGGAAAGCGTGGTTGGCGCGAGCCAGGTTGCAATCGTGAACCCCACGTTTGCTCTCATCGAAATCGGGTAAGCCCCGATGGCTTCAAACCTCAAAGTATCTACGACTACCGCGAACGCCGAAGCCAATGCGCTTGTCGGCTCGTTCACGAATAGCTCGACTATCAAGATTTACGACGGTGCTCAGCCCTCAACCCCCGAGACAGCAATCTCGACGCAAAATCTTCTGGCCACGATCACGTTGCCGGCGAGTTCTGCATTCGGTGCTGCATCGGCTGGCGTTATCACGGCCGCGGCGATCTCGGACATTACGATTGGTGCTTCCGGTACGGCGGCTTGGTTCCGCTGGTGGAAGGCCGACGGCACAACCCCGATTGCCGATGGTTCTGTCGGTACGTCCGGCGCCGACTTAAACCTCAATTCGACCTCGCTCTCTTCGGGCGCAACTCTCTCCACAACCAGCTTCACGTTCACCGTTCCGGCGGTGTAACATGATTACACTCACGTATTCGGGCTCTCCTGTCTGGAACCTCCCGCAGGACGGGGGCCGGGCAAACGTGCGTGTGCAGTTTGCTGGTGACGATGGCAACACCTATGGCCCGTTAGATTTTATTCTTGACGCTGGTGGTGATCTAAACACAGTCATTGCGGCCAAACAAGCAGACCTTCAGAACACGCTCAACGCTCCGCCTCCTGTCGATGATGGAGGCGAATAATGGCCTTCTTCGACACCGCCCAATATGCAAATTACGGAAACGGAACCAGCACTGGTTATTATGCTGTCGCTCAATTTGCGACTTCGCATGTTTATACTGCTGGAACATGGGTTCGCCAATTAACAGCGCCGTCGTTTGGAAACGAACGGATATTTGTTTGTATCGTGGCGGGAACTTCCACCACTGAACCAAGCTGGACAGTGACACGCGGTGCAAAGAACACTTCAGGCACGGCAACTTTCCAAGAATGCACCGGCCAAGCTGGCCCAAATGGTGATCTTACAAATTGTCCGGTTTGGGCGGCGAGTACGGCATTTACGCTCGGCGAAGTGATTTATGATGTTACGAGTGGGAGTTTGCAAATTCTTTCAACTGCGTCGGGTAATACCTCTGGTTCGAAGCCCACGTTTAGCGCAACGGCCGGGGTGACGACGAGCGATACTTCTAATGTTTGGACGAGTCTTGGTCCTGCTTCGAATTACACTGGATGGCAATACCCTCATGCTCGTATCGCCAATGCGGTAGCAACAACCTGGAACCAAGCGGGTCAGACTATTTATGCGGCTAGTGCTTCCGCCGAAACGGGCGCTGCTACGACTTCCTTGGCAACAAAAGGAACCGCCGCTTCTCCTGTTAAAATTTTGTCCGTGAGTACGAGTGCGGCGCCTCCTACTGCGTTATCCGCCGGGGCGTCCATAACTACGACTGGAGCAAACACTCTTACAATCGAAGGTAGTGCGAGTGCTTGTTCGTATTGGTACGGGGTGAGTTTTATCGGCGGTTCCGGGGATAGTTCTGGTATGTCGATGAACATTTCCAATACAACCCCGATGGACGTTGTGTTTGATAGTTGCACATTTAATCTTGCTTCGACCGCCGCGAGTTCAACCATTCAGTTCACCGGTTGGATGCAACTGCTGGCTTGTACCTTTATCTTCGGGAATACCTCACAGGTATTTAAAATAAACGGTGGCCCGAATATCTTAATTCGCGGGGGAACTTTCGCCGGGTCCGGCTCAGTGCCTACTACTGCCTTTAATTTTGGCACAGTAAATTCAACGCTCCTCGTTGACGGCCTCGACATTTCAGCGGTCACAGGTAATCTCTGTAATATCGCAACTGGTGCTTCTCAGCCCGCTGGCATGAATGTGGTGTTTGAAAATTGTAAATTGGGGTCGGGTGTTTCCGCGACTACAGGATCATTCACACAGATTTATAACGGCGGTGTCAAGATACATAATTCTGATAGCACAAACACGAATTATCGGTATTATTATACAAACTACGCCGGGACTGTCCAACATGAGACCACGACGTACCTTAATGCCTCCGATGGCACGACAAACATAAGCTGGAATTTCGCGTCTTCTGCGAACTCAAATTTTGAAATCCCGTTCCAGTCCGAAGAGATCATGATCTGGAACGACACAACCGGGAGTAGCAAGACCGCGACAATCGAACTTACGACCGCAACTACTCTTACCAATGGTGATTTTTGGGTTGAGTTCGAGTATCTAGGAAACTCCAGTTATCCTATAAGTTCTAAAGCGACGACAAGGGTGGCCGATATTCTTACGATGACAGCAGCACTCACGACGAGTTCGGCTTCGTGGAATAGCGCAAAAACAAATAAGTATAGCGTTTCGGCAAGTTTTACCCCACAGCAAAAAGGCTATATCAAGGCTCGTATTTACTTGGCAAAGCCGAGTGTAACTGTCTATGTTGATCCTAAGATAACGGTCGCTTAACATGGCCCGGCAAGCTCTCTTACCGGGCGTCGGGTACATCAACGAGACCGGCGCGCGCCAGGCGCTCATCCCCGGTGGTGCGTATATAAATGAAACCCAGGGTGGCTCCGGTTTCTCCGCGGCTATTGCTTTAGTCCAACCCGCACAATCAATTGCTATAAGCGCGCGGAGTTTTTCAGACGCTCTTGCGCTCACCCAAGGCACACAATCGATTGCGATAAGCGCCCGGAGTTTCTCCGCGGCTATATCTCTGGCCCAAGGCGCACATACTTTTGCGTTCGCGGGCAAGGAACACTTCTCTGACGCCATAGTTTTGCGGCAGGGCGCGCAGTCGATCTCGGTCAGCGCAGCTACCCGAGCGTTTGTCGCGTTGTCGCTTACCCAGCCGGCTCAAACAATCTCGATCGGCAGCCACAGCTTCGCCTGTACTCTGGCGTTGACGCAGAAGATCAACGTCTTTTCGTTAACCGATCATTTAAGTTTCACTGGCTCCCTCGCCCTGGCCCCAGGTAAGGCGCTATTCGTCATGCCGGTTAAGGAGCGATTTATCGCCACTTCGGCGCTGTTAACTACGAAAAACTCGCTTGCTTACCATGGCCACTGGCAGTTCCAGGCTTCTTTGCCCTTGACGCAGCCCGAAAATATAGTTAATATAAAGGTTTACCATAATAGTTTGGTCCGTTGGGCGCCCGCTGGGGCTGGCGATACGAGGGACCGGACTGTAGCGCCGTCTTTGCAGCAGACCCGCGAAACTGCCGCAACTCTAACGCAAACTCGGAGCGTGTCAGCGGGGCTCCAACAGTCGCGGACGAGACCGCCTAGTTTGGGGGATTAATGCCTTTTCTTGACAGCCTCGACATCGCGAACCGCGCGCTCGATCATCTCGGCGCTTCACACATCCAGAATGTCGCTGAAGACAGCGTAAACAACGAAAAGATTTCCTTCGTCTATGACAAGGTGCGTCGCGCGGAACTGCGCCGCAACACTTGGCGTTTCGCTATCCGCAAAGCGGTACTTCGCCCGGTTGACACCACAACCTTCGGTCTTGTGCCGGATCAGTGGAATGCCGGTGTCCAGTATCTGCCCGGCTCGGTCGTGACAGACGGCAACGGTCAGATATGGGTCTCGAATAAAGCAAACAACATTGGCAACGACCCCGCCACTTCGAATTTTTGGGACAGCTACTTTGGTTCGATGGTGGCCGACGCTTGGGACTCTACACTCACCTATTACGCTGGGGATGTTGTGTATATCTCGAAGGCAGACGGTTCCTTCGTCGTTTATCTTTCCCGCCAGAACAATAACCAGGAAGAACCCGACACCGCCGATGCGTGGAGTGCGACGACCTCGTACAGCCAGGACCAGACAGTCTCGTACAGCGGCGAACAATGGCGCAGCTTGATTGCGTTCAACTTGAACCATGTTCCTACCGGTGGCCCGGCCAACTGGAATGCTGCGACGACTTATGCGGCTACAAACCAGGTCACAGGTTCAGACGGGTTCATTTATACGTCTGTGGGCAGCAGCAACACCGGGCACAATCCTGTCACGGACGACGGCACTTACTGGACGAATACCGATACCCCGAATGCGTGGGTTGCGGTTCCAACATTGCCAGCCAGTTCCGGGGCGTGGACGCCGCTTTACGCGGCTCTCGAAAGTATCAATCTCATGTACCCCCTCGGCGCTGGGCCTTCCTCGCAGTCGGTTACAAAGAACATCTTCCGCTTACCAGCCGGCTTTCTGCGGCGCGCACCACAAGACCCCAAGGCAGGGATCAATTCTTTCCTCGGCGCTCCTGCGTGGAACAGTCTCGACGATTGGGAACTCGAAGGAGACTATCTTATCTCTTCGCAGTCGGAGCCGATCCTCCTGCGCTTCGTAGCGGACATCCAGCAAGTCACGAAGATGGACGATATGTTCTGCGAAGGTTTCGCGGCGCGCATCGGTCTCGAAGCTTGCGAAGCGATCACCAATTCGAACGCCAAGCAGCAGACTTGCAACAACGCTTATATGAAGTTCATGAGCGAAGCCCGCATTGTGAATGCGATCGAGAACGGGCCGACTGAGCCCCCGGAAGACGATTATATAACTTGCAGAATGTGACATGGAAGCTTCCTACACACAGACATCTTTCTTGGCCGGTGAGTGGAGCGAATGGGCGCAGTCGCGTTTCGATTTGCCGGAATACAAGAAGGCGATGTCGAAATGTCTCAATGCTTTTCCGGTTGATGAAGGTGCTGTTCCGCGGCGCCCGGGCTTTGAGTTTCTTGGGACTTCTCGTAATGGCGCGGCCGGCCGGCTGATCCCGTTCGATTTCACTGATGCGCTTCCATACGACATGGAGTTCACCGATGGGCATCTTCGTTTCTGGAGCGAGACCCAACTTGCTTCAACAAACGACAACCAAGTAGTCTCGTCGATCTCCGGTGCTAACCCGGCGGTTTTTACGTTGCCGGCGGCCGTGACTTGGGCAACAAACGATCAGGCCACTTTCTCTTTCAGCAGCCCCGCGGACGCCGTAACGGGGGTCACATTACTGAATAAGCAATTCATTCTCACAATGCTCACCACGACGACTTTCAACGCGACCGACGCGGTTACTGGCGTTCAAGTAAACGGCAGCGGCCTTACGGCTCTCACACCTACTGTCGCGCACATCTCGGATTTCACGACCCCGTATTCCGTTGCCGGCGCTGACTGGCATAGTCTTCGTTCCGTGCAAAGCTATGATCTGGCGATGCTACTCCACAGTTCCGTAGCGCCACAGGCACTCCTCGTTCTCAACGCCCCGACCGCAAGTTCGTTTGCGTCATTCGAGTTTACGCCGGCCTCGTTTCAGGACGGCCCGTATCTCGACCCGCCACCGAACTCGATCGCCACGATAAGCGGGACTGCCGGCGTCGTACAGGTTACAGTAGGGTACAACGCATGGGCGAGTGGAACGACTTACGGCATCGGCGTTCCTGTGACCAACGACGGTCAGGATTACATTTCTCTGGCCAATAACAACACTGGTGTCACGCCCGGTACGAACGCGAAGATGTGGCTGCCGCTTGGTAGTGGCAGCATGGTTAGCGCAAAAGGATTTGTCGATACAGATGTAGGTCGTATGATCCGGCTGTTCTCGGAGCCGATTATTTGGGACCCGAGTACGACGTTTGCCGCTGGCGATACTGTGGCGTATAACGGTTCGTATTTCACATCGCTCATCGATTCCAACACGAACAATGAGCCTGACATCTCGACGACGGATTGGGTGATAAACACTTCCGCCGCGATCTGGACTTGGGGTATCATAACGCAAGTCAATTCCGCAAACTCAGTCAGTCTTCAGCTTCAAGGCGCTAATCTTCTCTACACGGTTCCGGTCCAGACATGGCGCTTGGGAGTGTGGAGCAACACGACCGGCTGGCCGACATGCGGTTGCTACCAGGAAGGACGTTTCTGGTTTGCCGGCGCAGTTCCGAACCGTGTGGATAGCAGCGCGCCGAATGCGGCATTCAATATGTCCCCGACCGCGCAAGACGGTACGGTCGCAGATAGCAATGCAATTTCGTACACGCTCAACGCCTCACAGACAAACCCGATCTTTGCGATGGAGCCAGATCACCAAGGCATTCTCATGTTCACGGAGGAAGGCGAATGGTTGATGTCTTCAGGCACGGCCGGCGCCCCAATGACGCCTTCGAATATACAGGCGCACATCGAAACGAAGTACGGCAGTTCTAACATCTTGCCAGTTCGTACCGGCCTGACGATATGCTTTGTCCAGCGCCAGAAGAAACGCCTGATTGAGTTCCTCGTCGATGTGTTCTCGCAACGGTTCTTCGGAAAAGACTTATCGGTCTTCGCCCGCCATCTTGGCGCGCGTGGCGTCGAAGAGTTGGCCTACCAGCAACAGCCAGCGCCTTTCGTGTGGGAGAGATGTACGGATGGCACGCTGACCGGTACGACATATCGACGGATCAGTCTGTTTTCCACGCAAGAGCCGGAGTTTGTCGGCTGGCACCAACATCAACTCGGGTCGAATCGCTTCATCGAAAGTATCTGTGTCAGTCCTTCCGGGGGTGGCACGCTCGACGCCCTTTCGATGGTGACAAATAACCTAGCCACAAATGTCCGCTATGTCGAACGCATGACGCCATTAATGGACGAGACCTCGCCGCTTACTCAGGCTTGGTTTCTCGATTGCGCGGTGACGCCGCCGGCCGCGTCCTTGTCCGGCAACACCGTCACGTTTAGCGGCCTGTGGCATCTTGAAGGCAAGAAGGTGAGCGTCTTTGCGGCAGCCTTGGATTGCGGAGATTTTATCGTAACCGGCGGCCAGGTGGCGGTCACGCTCGGGACGGCCGATCCGCTCACCGGGTACACCTTCGACATCCCACAATTCAATCTTCTACAACCTATGGTTGATGACTTCTCGGACCAGTCAGTGACGATTGTTGGCAGCCCAACGTCTTATACGATACCTTGTGTCATTGGGTTTAATTACCAGAGCCAGGGGCAACTTGTAAGACCACAACTCCCGGTTGACACCGGAGCGAAGACCGGCCCGGGTTTCGGCAAGAAACGCCGCCAAGCCAGGTACGCTGTTGCGTTGTCCAAGTCCCTCGGTGTCAAGATCGGGGTGGACAACGGCAAGAGCCGGCCGGTCCCGGCCATCTCGCCGGGCGGTAAGCAACTGCCATATTTGTCAACGTATTCAGGCATTGTGAGAGATACCTTGGAAAACGACTTCTCTTTTGATAGTATGCTGCGTTGGGAGACGACCCGGCCTTACCCGGCTACTGTGACCGCGCTCGGCGGTTTCATAACCACAGAGGATGTTTAAGCCATGTCATTAGGCGATCTAGGCTCCCTCGTAACCGCTGGCGGCTCGGCGATCCAAGACCTGTTTCAAGGTGAAGGCGCTTCCGCGCAAGCGAGTTCGTTCACTGGCGCCGCTACGCTGGCCGAACAGAATGCGAAGCTCACAGCGGCGTCAACCCGCATCCAGGAAACCCAAACCGCCCGCCAAGTTTACCAGACCATCGGCACGCAGGAAGCTGACGTTGCCGGCGCTGGGTTTACAGAGAGCGGATCGGCTCTCGATCTTCTTCGCTCCAGCGCGCAGCAAGGATCGCTTGCTAAGTCACTCGTCAATATCGAAGGCGCTATCAGTGAGAACAGTTACGCCGCGCAAGCTGGCGCCTACAAAGGCTTGGCCACGGCGTATAACGAAGCTGCTACGGGAGACAAGATTTCCGCAATTGGTTCAATCGGCGGCGCGCTATTGAAGAACGTCGATCTCGCGTCCAAGGGACAAACGGTTGTTAAAGGCATTGACTATGTGAGTGGTCTCTTCTCTTCGGCGCCCGAAGTCGGTACTCAATTCAGCGGGGCTGCTGCGGCAACCGAAGCTGCGAGTACCGAATCTTTCCTAGCACCTGGTGTGGTACAGAGTAGTTTGCTCGAACCGACTGGTTTGCTTTCCACAACCGATGCTGCCGTATCGAGTGGTGCCGATCTAAGCGCGGCCTTCGCAGCTTCCGACGTTGGTGTCGATACATCCGAAGTCGCTATCGGCACTAGTGAAACGGCTGCGTCAACCGGCATTGGTGATGCAATTACTGGCATTGCTGGCGACATTGCTTCGGGTATTGGTGATGCTGCTTCGGCAGTCGGCGGGTTTGTTGCTGATGCTGCCGCAGAAGTCGCGGCGTCGGCGGCTGAGATTGCTGCGGGTATCGGAGATGTTCTCGCTTCGATTGGCGAGGCCCTGGCTTTTGTTCTTTCCGTCATTTGTACCGCGTACTATAAGCGCGGGATGATAACCCGCTCTGTTTGGCACGGCGCTCAGTTATATGGGCGTGATGTCGCCCCGCGTCATGTTTATGAAGCATACCTTCTTTGGGGACGCCCGATTGCCTTTCTTATTGACAAGTCGGCGTTTGCTGCTAAAGTATTTGCTCCTATCTTTATTCCTTGGGCTCACGAACTGGCGGTCTTGGCGGGTGAGAAGACCGCAAAGTCAACTCGGTGGGGCCGCACAGTGTTCCGCGTGACTTATGCTTTCTCCGACATCTTAGGCCGTGTCATGCAATTACGGAGGCTCTATGCTCACACCTGAACAACAGAAGACCATCTACACGCACAACGGCAAACCGTTGAACAAAGATGCTATGCTGAAGCCGAACCCGACGATCGCTAAGGTCTTGGCCGCTCGGGTGATGAGCATGAACGACGCGCAGAAGGCTGCGTTGAAATCTATCGTCACTCCGCAATCCGCTCCGGCGCTCAAGATACTGATGCCGGAACTCGCCTCGGTCATCGACAAGGGAGTTGGCAATGGCGGGTAACATCCAGCAATACAATTCGCCGATCGACAAGCTTGAACCTTCGGATCGCGGCATAGACGCGCTTGCTCGCGAAGGCCGTGAGATCGGTACGCCTTACCGCGAGATGGGCGAACAAGTCGGTAAGGCGAGTTCCCAACTTGGGGCCTTTATTACCCAGCACGAAACGATGTCTGAGATCAGCCAAGGCTCTGCGGCTCTTGCTGTCATGCACAATAATCTCACGACGCAATGGAACCAGATAGCGGCGACCGCAGACCCCAACGATCATACAATTCAGGAGAAGTTTCTCAACGATACAGCGGAGCCTCAACTCGCTGCGTTCTCCGGCGGCTTTGACACGGAGCGCGGCCAGGAATGGGCCCTCTCACAAGCTGATTCGCTCCGCACTCATTTGTGGGACAAGACTTCTGCGGATATGAGCGCCCGCGCCGGCAACGCGATCGTTCTCAATCTCAAGACCACTCTCAGCAATTTATCCGACGCCGCCCGCAAAGACCCGTCGTCGATAAGCCAATCTCTCGGTCAGGTTGACGCAGTTGTCGCGGCATCGAAGGCGAATAGCGCGGGCGTGCTCAACCAAGAGCAATTGGACAAGCTCGACGACATGAGCCACGACATGAAGAATGAGATCGTCAAGTCTGGCGTTATGGGCATGGCCGATGTCAATCCAATGGCAGCGGTAAAGACAATCGACAGCGGTGGTTTGAAGGATTATTTGTCCGGCCCTGAAGCGGAGGAATTAAAGAAATACGCCGAAGGTGTAACTCGGATGAAGCTCGAAGACGAGTCCCGGGCTTACGAGAATAAGCAGCGCGCGCAAACAGAAACCGACGAGGCCGCTACTACAAAGGTTATCAATAGCCTTTACAATCAAGATACCGGGCGGTTGACAATCCCCGACAATATCAACCAACAGATATGGTCGATGCCGGGGGTGAGTGGTAAGGCGAAGCTTGGGATGCTTGGCGCGGTAAAGAACATCTCGAAAGAGACTGTTGACGATGATCCTAAGATGATCGAAGATTTCGCGTCACGCTTGAAATCGAACAGCGACAGCCCCCTCACGCAAGACGATCTCCTCACAGCTATGGCCACCGGTCATATGACGCCTTCGACCTTTAACTTCTTTAATGAGCACTTGAAGAACACGCCGGACACGCACGCCGAGAATGAGATGGTCGCGCAGACGATGGATCAGTGGAAGAACAATATCCTCAAGCCGCAATTCGGTCAGCCGAACACCCCCGGCGCTGAAGATGCTTACACCCGCTGGCAGACTTGGTTCTTGCCAGCCTACGCTTTGGCGAAGAAAGACCCGAGCCTTGCTGGTATGAGTGAAGCGCAGAAAGCGCAAACGCTTCTCAGCCCCGACAGCCCGAAGTATATGTTGACGCCGGAGTTGATGAAGAAGTTCATGGCCGCTGGCGATGACTTGATCCCCGGTATGGTAAGCCCCGGTCAACCGCTGCCTTCTGGTAACGACCGCAAACCTCTCGATCAAATCTTCGGGCCGAAACAGTGAGCGACCCTGCCGAGGACCAATCGACCCCGCAACAGATTGCGGCGCCCTCTGTTGTTGACCAGAGCGCACAAGCTCGTACCGCCGGCTATTCATGGGGCGATATCAATTCGCATCTCGATGATAAGAGAACCCAGGCTAAAGCCGCAGGGTATTCGGACGAAGAGATCAACAAGTATTTGGGGCTGCAATCGCCGAAAGAGCCCGACCAGTCTCACCCCGATCCGTCTCCACTCCAAGCGAACGATAACACGCTGCCGGCGCAGATACGACAGTTCGCGAATAAGTACCTCACGCCAAGTATGGAGCAGCCTGGGTATGTAGAACCGTCCGCGGCGCAGATACAGGCTGATGGCTTCTGGAAGAACCTCGGATGGTCGGCGCTCGACGTTGCAAAAATCTTTGGCAAACCGTTTGTGAATGGCGTCGCCGATCTCCTCGACTACAGCGCCGGGGGTCTAAAGCCCGGCGAGAATATGAGCCCTGAATCCGTGGGCGCTTTAATGGTTCTGTCGCCAACATCCCCCGTTGGTTTTAAAGCTGGCGCCGCGCCGAAAGAAGTTACACCGATCCCCAAGCCCGAAGAAGTAATTGACGCCGCGACGGCTGTGACGGGTCTCAAAGGCCCCCAAGCAGTTGACAATGGTGTCGGCACGGCGATGACAAATCTCGCTCAGCATTGGACCAAGACAGGCGAGCCGCCACTCGACGCCGCCAAGCGGGCTCAGTCCGATCCTGTGTTCCGCCAACAGATACAAGCGCCACCGCCACCTGAAGTTCCTACCGGTTCCTCGGCGACACCGACGGTTGATGGCGCCTTTGTCATCGGCAAGATGTCGGAAGAAAATCCATTGCCTCCTATCGAGAAGGCCCCGCTCGGCGATAACCCGAATGCTTGGGAGCATGTAGCTAGTCGCATCGCGGATATCGGCGAAGGCCCGACGCCGTGGGAACAAGTTAAGGCCGCCGGGTACAGGACTTACCTCGATCTATTCAACCCCGATCATCCTATCCGCGCGCTCGTCGATGCGGTTGAGGAAGGCAAGAAACTCCCCGACATGGAGAACCCGAACTATCTTTATCGTTTCGCCGAACTGTCGAATACCCGTTCGCAGTATATGGTCGAACGCAAGATGATCGATATTGACGGGAACGTAGTCGGCAAAGGGCTCAATGAAATCCTCGATCCTCTGAAGGGCAAAGAAGGTGACTTCTGGACTTACTCCGTGGCCAAGTGGGCCGTCGAGAAGGCTGAGCAAGCGAAAGAGACCGGCGTTGATGTTGATGCAGCAAAGCAAGTTGTTGTGGAAGGCGACAGTCGTTTCCGCGAAGCCTTCGGATCGCTTGTCGATTGGCAAAACGGAACGCTGAAATACGCACGCGATGGCGGCTTGATCTCGAAAGAAAACTACGACAAGATGGTCGCCGAAAACCAGGCGCGCATCCCAGGCTACCGTGCCGAAGAGGAAGCAAGCGATAAGGTCCGCGGTCCTGGGCCGGGCAAGACCGCCTTCAGCCCTGTCAAAAAGTTTTTCGGCTCCGACAAGAAGATCGAACCTATTTTGAAAAGCTTATTGCAGGAAGCTTTCCTGCGCGTCGAACTCGCCAATCGCAACCGCGCTAATCTAGCTCTGGCCGACATCGCTGAAGAGACTGGTCTCGGTGGCAAGGTGTCGAACCAAGCACGCCCAATCGAACTCACCGACCAGGAACTCCTTAACCTCGGTATCCAGAACTTAGAAGCAGCGCGAGAAGACGGCGCCGCAACGATCTTTCGGGCTTTCGGCCAGCATGTAGGTGCAGACGAGGTTCCTATCTTCCGTGACGGTAAGATGGAAGTCTGGAAATTCGAGGACCCTGATCTCACGCGGGCGTTGCGTGGTTACGATCAGACCAGCTTGACGACATGGCGTAAGCTCGCCGCCGGCATGACCAAGATAACGAGGAACCTGATCGTCCTCAATCCTTTCTTCCCGATCCGGCTTATGGACTACGACATCCCTTGGCAGTTTATAACCAAGCCGGGTCTGCGTAATACGCTCGCCGATTTCTACGTCGGGCTCAAGAACATTGCTGGCGGTTCGAAAGCTTACGATGCATGGATGCGGTCCGGCGGCGCTGAGCGTATCTTCGACGGCCTAACGCGGAACAGCTACATCAAGGAAGTTCTCAAGGGCCATGCCGACCCAGCCTACACTGATGGTGTCTGGAATGCGATCAAGTCGCCTTACCATGCTCTGCGTAATTGGGCGCAATTACTCAACCAATCGCAGCGCGTCGGTCGCTATATCCGCGGCCGCCAAGCTGGTGAGAGTGGACCTAAAGCCGCGGCAGCTTCGACTGACGCAGCATTTCACCGCGCTGGGTTCGGCGGTCCGGCTGCGAAGTCTTGGAACTCGGTCGCACCATTCACCGCGGCGTACTTGAATAGTTTGGAACAAACCGTGCGTGGTATGTTTGGAATTGGCAAGACTATAACAGGCGATGCAAACAGCGCCGCGCAATTCAGCGCCAAGGCAGCGGCTATCATAACCATCCCGATGCTGGCCAATTGGTTCAACGGCCACGATAAGGATTGGTACAAGGCTGCGCCGGACTGGCAGAAAGACAACGGCTTGCTGATCCACATCGGCCCCGATGATGGCGGCCACACGGTCTTCTTTAAGTTCCCGCCGGTCCTCTCCTTTCTTTATGGTGCTCTGCCGCGCCGTTTGATGGAAGCCTTTGTCGCTGATAACCCTCACGCATGGGATGGGATCGGTAAGAGTTTCGGTTCCAGCTTCGCCCCGCCCGGCGGCTTGCTCACATACAATGTGTTTCTGCCGTTGCTTGAACAACTGGCGAACCATAGCTTCTTCCGCGACCAGCCACTCGTACCGGACGACCTTAAGCGCAACGTCTTGACACCCGAGCAATACAATAACTATTCGTCGGGTACGGCAAAGGGCTTATCGCGCTTCGTCAATGATCTGCCGTTGCTGCGTAACTTTGGTCTCTCGCCACCTGTGATCGATAATTACATCCAGGATTGGGGTGGCACGATTGGTACGATGGCCGTCAGATCGGCCGATCTTGCTCTTGGCACCGGGCCGCACCACGCTGGCGCTCCGGCTCCGCATCTCGAAGACATGCCTGGCATTTCCTCGTTTCTGTCGCGTTACCCTTCTGCGTCCGCAGCGCCTACGCGGGACTTCGAGACCCGTATGGACAATTACAACGCCGTTCATGGTTCGCTGATGCGCGCGATGGAAGCCGGCGATCTGGCCCGCTTCCAACAGATCGTTAAAGAGAACCCAGCCGCGGCCGCTATGCACAAGTTTCAGTTCAACCAAGAGACGATGGCGAAGGTGCCTTCTGGCCAAGACATGATGCCGTACACGAATGCCTTGCAACAGGCGGCCAAGCAGATAAACACCGCCGACGCCCAGCGAGTTATGAACGCGGAAAAGGCGTTAAAGAACATGAAGGAATACGCACAATCCGTGAACTCGAACACAAAGTTTACCCCCACGGATAAGCGCCAACTCCTTGACCAGACTTACAGTTGGATGCAGGAAGTTTCTCAGCGGGGGATTGGTTCTATGGATCGGGCTGGTTTACCTTGACATTCAAATCGTTAATAGCTAGGATACCCTAGCAGGAGTGTATGCATGACGACTAACCCGTTCCTCCCTTCGACTTCGGGCCTATCGCCGAACGCTGGCCTTCTTGGCACGCCCGGCGCTATCGTCAGTACGTCAACGACCTCGCAAACGATTGCCACTGGCTCGCTGTCCTTCCAGACCCAGCCGCAAGCGGTCTATGCCCCAGGCATGTTCGTCTCGATCGTCGATGCTTCGGATTCGTCGAACTACATGACGGGCACCGTCTCAAGCTACAGCGGCACGACCCTCGTTGTCGATATCACTGTGACAGGTGGATCAGGTACGCTCACGGATTGGAACATCAGTTTATCGGGAACGCCAGGACCTATCGGTGCGACAGGCGCTACGGGAGCGACAGGCGCCGCGGGAACAAGCGCCGGCCCGGTCAGTGGGTTCATCAAAGGTCTGGTCATCAAGAACAACTCCGGCACACCAGCCACCAAGATCGACATCACCGCAAACTCAGCCGTTCTTGTAAACTCGTCCGGCGTGTCGGTCCGTAAAACAAGTTTCTCCGCAACGATCGATCTGACCACCGGAACAGCCACCAGCGCCGCGAATGGTATGGATGGCGAAGCCCGCGGCACAAGCGCATGGGTTTATCTATACCTCATCAATGATGGCGGTTCGAACTTCAAAGGTCTTGCTTCATTGACCTCACCCATCGCAGGGTCGCCTACCTTACCGTCCGGCTATACCTATTCGACTTACGCTGGCGCGATGTATGTGGATAGCAGCGGCAACTTGATGTATTCCACACAACACGGCAAGCGCGGGGCTTACACCGTAACCGCTGCAACGAACACCGCTGCGATGCCGTTGATGGATAGCGGTGCAAAAGGCAGCACCACCGTTCCGACATGGCAGTCTGTAGCGACGGGGGCTTTCGTCCCTGCATCGGCCGGTGCCATAATCATTGGTCTTGGCTGTCACTCAAGTCATGCGATGGCAGCGCCGAACAATGCTTACGGTGCGTATAGCTCGACCACCAACGCCCCGCCCGTCGTGGTGGACAGCAGCGGCAGCGATGTCATGGCGTCAGCGACGTTGCTCTTGGAGAGCACAAATATCTATTGGGCCGGCGCGGTGGCGGCTTCATACTTGTATTGCTACGGCTGGGAAGATTACTGCGTATTGGCATGAGCGACCAACTCGACACCATATCCGCCGCCATTGGTGGCCTCCAAGCCGATGTTCAAAACATTTTGCGGAGCCAGGATCATCTTGTCTCTTATATAAAAGATAACAACGATAAGATCGCCAATGCGTTGAAAGAGCACAACCAGGACGACGAGCGCCGGTTCCACACCGTCGAGAAAAGTTTGGTGGAACTCCAGACTTTCAAGAACCGAGTTTATGGTATCGCAGCGTTTGTCAGTTTGATAGCGAGCGTAGGCAGCAACCTAGCCTCGTCGATCGTCAAGAAATTCTGACCCCGAAACAACTCACAGAGAAAGATGGATTCATCTTTAACTCGGCGATCATTCATACTCGGACTTTTACTCTTACCTTGGGCTACACCAGCGGCGGCCCGGACAAGGAAACCTGTGGCTTATAGTTTACAAATCGCTACCGCTACGATCTACATGGAAGCCTCTGGCGAAGGTCCCCAAGGCGAGCTAGCCGTCGCCCACGTTCTTCTCAACCGGCAAGCTGATGGACGCTGGGGGAAGACCTTAGCCCAAGTATGCTTAGCTCCCGAGCAATTTTCTTGCTGGAACACGACCGATCCAAATAGACGACGGATGGCCGCCCTGGGCAATGACGATCCTGCCCTCCTAAGCGCCAATGCTGCGCTCGGGGCCGCTCAAGGAGGCGCGGCCGACCCCACAAGGGGCGCAACTCACTACTATTCCGCAAAAATGCCCTCACCCCCTGAATGGGCCGGCTCTGGCCGATTTCTAGTACAGATAGGCAACCATAGGTTTTACGACCAGGTGGCTTGACTTTTTGACGCACCAGGGGTACAATCAAAGGGTCCAACTTCTTACCCATTACTGAGAGAGCTATCATGATGACTATCCTCCTTCTCGCTGTTTCCCACGTTATCGCTTTCGTCGCTGGCGCGTTCATGCACAAGTGGCTGGCCTCCAAGGCTACCCAGGTGGTCACGACCATCACCGGAACCCCCAGCACAGCGCCCAAGGCCTAATCCGTGGGGTGGTTCTACCGCCTCATAGCAGACCGGCAAGGCAATCCCAACGAGCACATTGTCGCGGCGTTGTGGGGTTCGTTCATCCTTGCGTTGCTCGCGCTATATTTAACCTACACCGGCCATGCGCCTACGCTCACTGAATACGGCGTAGGACATGGTGCAGTTTGGGGAGCGGCCGGCGCTGGCACGGCTCTCTCGAAAGACAATACCACGCCAGCCAAGGACCCGGGGAATTGACAGATGCCCACTTTGCAAGACATCGAAGCATGTGTCGCTGGAATTATTCTCATCGCTGCGATTACGTGCACGTGGATCGTACAGGACTGGCGCTGGGAAGCGAAAGAGACGGCGGCGATCAAGCAAGCTGTCCTTATCAGCGAGACCCAGGCCAAACAGCAAGCAGCGGCCGCGACGGCCTTCGAAAAGCAGAGAGGATCGACCGATGCCAAATACCAAAAGATTGACGACTTTCTTAACGCTACTTCTGGCCCTGTGGTTAAGTGCCTCGACGCTGGGGGGTTGCGCTTGGTTAATGACGCCCTCAGTCGTACCGCCCCCGGTCCCCGCAGACCTACTGTCGCTTTGCCCCGACCTGCAACCGCTAACTGACGGCAGCGAACTCGGCGTTGAACGGAAGATCGCGGAAGTCGGGCATGAGTATTACGACTGCGCCGATCGGCACGCCGCGCTAGTCCAGGCGATTAAACCGGTTCAATAATTCCAATTTCTGGAAGCTATATGCGCGGCCGCTTTAAGCACCGCGGCTCTGTGATCCCGCCGTCTTATATTTTCAAGAGGCGTCACACGCTCAAGATTTTTGCGCCGGCAATCAAGGCCGTCGCCGTTCTTATGATCTACGTCCTGGTTGCAGCGTGCTCGCACCAGGAACCGATGGAGATACCTCTTCTTGTTACCGATCGTAGCCCTGGCGTAATAATTTGTCGGCTTTCCATACCGCTTCGATACATGGAGATGCCAACGATGCCTTTGGATAAGTGGCCAGTCTGCGTCATCGATCAGGACTTGGCGCCCTTGCGTCAACAAGACGTACATTAGATTTCCAGCGCGCGGACCATCTTGAGAAGATCGAAGTGGACCATGTTCGCCAGGCGGTACATCAGGTCCCAAATCTCCATATTCCCTTCGACTAGGATATGAGTGTTCTTACCGAGCCCAGCCATATAGCCGAGTTCGAGATGACCGGACTTACCCGCTGGTAAAAGCAGAATACCGGTATCGGCCGCTTTAAGGTGATGGTGGTCAAAGTTGAAATTCTTTGTGGCATTCTTTTCGAATAACGCCTCGACGTAGGAACGGCCGCGCTGTTTCTCATAGTCCCTCCAAATCTGATCGGCTTCGGGTCCGGCGCCAAACCAGTCGTCGAAAACCTCATGGCCACGGTCGCGCAGGGTCTTTGCGACGACAGGAATGCGGGTGTTCTTCAATGACCCGATCAGATAAATCTTGCGCCCCATTACGTTCTCCGTTGTTGGAACTTAACCCATTCGTTATCGGTCTTGCGCTTGTCGTCGAGATAGACCTGCCATTGCGCCGTGATGCCGTGCTTGCCGTGGACAAACCACAGGGCTTGCGACGGCGGGGCATACGGCACGCGCAGCATCAGGCGGGCGTACTCGTCATATCCTTTGAGGGCGCCGTTGACAATGACCGGCACGCTATCGCCACGCGGCGTGTAGGTATGCCAGTGACCGATAACCATGGTGTCGAAATCGCGACCGATCTGTGCTTCCGATCGGCCGACTTTGAAGGTGCCGCGAGCGATAGGACCAATGGCTCCGATGATACCGTCACCACCTTTGACCCCAAGAGTATCGCCATGCGTAAGAAGGAAGCGGTGGCCGAGGACGGTGAAGTACGCATCGGTTTCCCCCGGAACAAGGAAACGGAACCGCTTATCGTTTTTGAAGTGCCGTTCGAGTTGGCAGTACAAATTCCACTCGTAGTTCTCATAGACCCGCCCCTTTGTTCTTGGTTTTAAGGTTGACCTGCCGTGATTGCCAACAACGCAAGGCACAAAGACCTTGCCGAACTTATTGGCCATGATGGTGAGGGCGGTGATAAGTTCTTCCTGGAGTTCGATGAGGGTTTGCTGGACGTAGCCCTCGTTCGTATCCCTGAGTTCCTCATGGATGTTCCCCGAGATCATATCGCCGCCAAGGCAGATGACAATGCCGGGGTAGTTCGGATTGGTCATATGCTTGAAGGCGAGATCGATCGTTGACTCGACGAGGCGTTTTAAACGCTGCTTGGCGATCGTGCGATTGAAGGCATTGACGCCGCCGACCTCTACCGGATTAACGGTCTCACCCCAATGCCAATCAGACCAGATCGTCATAGGAACGCCCGACAACCCCGCCGGCCGTTCCTTGATAAGCCAATCCGGCGGCTCAGGTGTCGCTGCGGCAAGTTGGTATATTGTCTTTCGGATACTTTCTGCCGTATCGTTATGCTTCTCGATGGCGGCTAAATCACGCTGGAGAAGTTTGACTTTCGAACGCAGAACTGAAACCTCATCGCGGATCACGGTGTCGGCCGTCAAGCCTTTGGCTTTGGCGTCTAAGATTGTCTGTCGCAGCGCAGTCGTTTTAATACCGAAGTGTTCGCAGGTTTCACCGATCGAGTGCGTCTTGCGGTACTTTAGACGCTCAACTGTTTCGGCGTCACTGAGTTTGTCGGCCATGGAGTAACCTCATAATGGTTAAAAAGTCGATGAGAGAAAGGATCGCTACCCACTCTTCGCCGTTGCGCTTATGGAATACGACAGGCGTTTTGCCGGCGCATTCGTTCTTGGCTTGCGCGAGCCAGTGATAGAGATTGCCGGCTTCCCGGCGTTTGACTTCGATGTGGAGAGTTTCGAGCGGCGGTCCGACGACAACATCGGGGCTATTGGAACTGCCCTCGTATTGCTGGCCGCGGCGTGCTTCGATGCCGAGTTCCTTGAGCAAGTGAACGACTTCGAGTTCACCGCGTTTGCCTTTGCTACGGCTGTTCATTTGCGATACCGATCCCCGACCCAGGTTTCAACGGCGACAGGAACTTTCATCTGCTTGGCCCACTCCGGCATATCGCACATTATGTCGGCCAGTATCTTCTGATCCGCGTCTTTTGTCAAGGGCTCACATACGATTTCGTCGTGAACCGTTAAGATGATCGGGAACCCATTGGCCTCCAACTTAAACATCGCCGAGACCATTAGATCGCGGGCGAGGGCTTGGACGACGTTCTCGGTGAGGAGACCGCCGAAAGCATCTATTGTTATTAATTGTTTCTTCTTGACCTGCTGGTAGGTCCATGCCGCGCGAACATCCGTCTCGTCCCACGGCACAGCCCGGCGGGAAGGCTGCGGATTAAAGTACCATAGCTTGCGGCCGCTCGGCAACCGCGCCGTCAGCCAGCCGTCTTCAAGCTGGTAGAGCACACCGAAAGCTTCATGTGGCTTCTGGCGGTTGACCGTTTGAGTTGCGGCTTCATCGAGACCATACCAGACTTTAGGAACTCTCGGCGCCCAGGTCTCGCGGTAAACTTTTACGACGCGCTGGCAGAAACTATCGTCCTGTCCATTGCCGTACTTCGCCTGAAACTTCTTCCATCCCATTTGGAAGCCAAGGCCAAGCACGGAGTTCTTACCGACCTGACGTTCCTCCGGGTCTTTCTTCTTGTCGATAACCCTGTTGTATATGCTGCCGGCCATATCGCAGTAGATGTCCCGGCCTTGCGCCAGGATCAAACACTTATCGAACTGGCCGGCGAGGGCTAAGACGATCCTAGCTTCGACCGTTGCGAAGTCGCCGGAAACTAACTGTCGTCCCGGCGCGGCAATAATGGCGTGCCTGAGTGACGAAACGACGGTTTCAATCGCGGGTCCGACAGCCAGTTCGACGAACCCGGGATCGCCCGACATGACAGCGGGGACGATAACATCGTGACCCGGTTTTTCTCCGCGCGCATCTTTGAGAGTTCCCCGGGGGAAATTGTGAGGCTGTAAGAGACGACCAGCCCATCGACCAGGGCTTGCCCCATGATACTGTAGAAGCCCCCGGGCTCTACCGTCGGTGCAAACGCATTGAGACATTCGCTTGAGTTTCTTGACCGACGCCGAGCCGACAAGGCTTCGGATAACAAGTGCGCGACGAGGCAAAGGAGGAAGAACAATATCGCCCACATCAAGATCATCGCTATCGTGTCCATCATCTTCGTCCTCCGTTTCGCCGAGTAATTTAGCTACGCCTTCTTTGGCCAAGCTGTTAAGCGTGATGCCGTTCTCGTTCAACCATACTAGGAATTTCTTGTTCTGCGTAGGCTTGAGCCCACCAGTGAGTTCTTTAAACTCTTCAACCAATGGCGCACTTGCTCTATCCACGACCTCTTGGGCTTTTGTGATAAACGCCAGGTCAAGAGATACACCCCTTTCGTTGATGCGCTGATCCAACAGCCATACGTTTCGCTCTCCTTTTGTAAGACCGCCCAATCTATTCCTAAGTTCGTAGGTAGCTCTGCAATCTTGTCGATTGTAAACATAAACTCTTTCAAGTGTTTCGGGGCTACGGTCATAGCGGCCTCTCTTGTCCGGCTTCGAAAGCGACTTGGTGATCTTCGATCCTTCTTTATCCTTATGCTGCGGAAGACGCAAGGCCAAAACTGCTTGATCGAGATTGGCCGGGATCGCCTTCATCGCGCAGCAAGCCTGGGTATCGTCCCAGCGATTGTTAGGAACGTCAGGCCAGTGGTACTGCGCCACCATAATGTTGCGCCATATCGCCTTCTCGAAGCCTGCATTGTGCGCCACGAAAAGGAAACCCGGGTCGGCCGCCATGATGACTAGGTTATGTTCTTCTCCGCCGGGCGCCCAAGTTACCGGCTCGCCGCCGTCGATCTGGTAGGATAGCGAGATGACTTCGGTGGTTATGTCTTCCGAGTACCGCCACGCACCGACCGTCGGTAGATCGACCGCCGATGCTGTTTCGAAGTCAAGGACGACTTCGTGCATGGTGTCACCTTGTGAGTAAGGCAACGAGAACCAATACTACCAGAAGCAGCAAGGGAGAAAAGATCGCGAGTTGTTTGCTGTGCGTCATGCGAACATAAACACGAAAGCGGCGAGCGCCCACGCCATGCCGTTAAAGAACTCGCACCACTCAGTCGAGTGAGCCTTCAAAGACGGCAGCGTGATTATGACTTCCCAGCCGATCGAATACGCGATCGCCTGGAAGATAGTGATGGTGAGCACAGCCGCGGCCGGCGCCCATAGTGAATGCGACAAAGGGGTCAGCGGCGTGAACACTAAGAGACCGCGGAAGAACCCAACATTCAACATGCCGTCGAAATCGTAAAAGAACCTTTCGTTCTCCGTCATACCAACCCATTCCGCCATTGTAGCCTGGTGCATCCATGCTTGCGGCCAGCGTTTAGCAAGTGGCAGCGAGGAAGACGGAAGCGCGCTGCGCCCCATTTGTTGTGCGAAAGCGTGAGGAACGAATGCTACGGCCGCGAAGGCGAGCGGGATCGCGAGGCCTAAATACAAGTCGTGTAGCCCAAACCCGTATCTCATATGATACATGCCGGCGAGGACCAACGTGAACGCGACTGACCAGATCAGCCTTGGCGGCGTGTCGCCACCGAATTGAATGAAGCCCCCTCCGCGCAAACGATACACAAGGGCGAGGAAGAACTCCGAGAACGTCAAGAAGACAAAATTAAGCATAGTTTCTCCTTTGAGAGTATAGTCGGTGGAGGGGCACCCCACCGACTATCCCGACGCTACAACTCCCCTGTGCTGTCAAAGCGGGGAGAGAATAGCGTCTTCCGAAAGCAGCCCAGCACGGCGCTGCTGTGGTTTCTTAGAACGGTATTTCTTCAGAGCCAGGGGCTTCCGGGTTCTCCGCAGACACCGAACCTACATATCCTTTGAAGGCTTCCGAGGCAGTCTGGCCGCCGGAGAGACGAGCACCCTTGCCGGTCGAAAGGACCATGTTCAGGTATGCCGTAACGCCGCCGCGGCTGTTCTGGCCGACAGCATCGTAAGGCACAAGGTTGAACTGCGCGAGGACTTCGACGCCGGGGTAAAACTTGTTCTTCGCCGCCGCCTTCGCCGTCACGTTGTCGAGATCGACGATCTTGCCGCCGTCGAGGTAAGCGAGCCGAGGCTCGTACTTCGAACGCGCCGAGATCACAACCTTGCCGCGCATATGCTCGCCATCGTCTTTGCCTTTTTCCTTGCGCGCGTCGGCGAGCTTATCGCCGTTCGCGAGAGGGAAGCAAAGTTCGGTGAGGGGCTTATCCGGCCACTTGGAACGCGCCATCTTTCCCATCAGGGCTTTGATAGCCTTGAGGTCTTCGCTGGCGATCGGGAACTCGAAGTTCGCCGAGTACTTGGGTTCGCCTTGGGCCTTACCGTTCTTGGTGAAAGCCTTGGCGTCGAATAACTGAGGGAACGTCATTACGACAGGAACCGTCAGGTTAAAAATGCCATCAGTCTTGGCTGCTTCGCTCATCTTAACTCCAATGCCCTTACGGGCGGTTATGCGGCAGGATTGCCGCTGTCCTCTTTTAACCCCGGGACGGGGGACAAGTCAAGCCTTGTTTTGTGCATACCACAGCCGGCGTCCTTAGCCTCTACCGTAGGATACATCATGATAAGCTGCATCGCACCACGCTGCGGGATTGGCACCACTTGAGGCGGTGCTCCCCGGCATGTTCGTTTGGTAACGTCCTGCGGCACGAAATGACCGTTTGCACAATTCCCACAAGTTTTCACAGCGATGATCTCCACCAGTAACGATCCCATAGGGTGTCGAGTTTCCTGTGGCCGTTATTGGGGTCCTTTATAAAAAGACTTTGTGGCGCTTTCTCGTAACGACGAAACAACGACAAATTATACAAATTCCACCGATGGCACCAAAGAGCCAGCAGCAAAAATACCGCAGCAAGATTTGTCGGTATCTCCCACCAATAGTACTTTTTAAGACCACTCATATCTTATCGCGCATCGTTCTGATGGCACCGCCGAATGCTTGCTCGGTGGTCTGGACTTTAACTTCGACGCGATTGTCGTCGTCCGTGGCCACAGTCAAGCCGGTCTGCGGAGTGTAAGCGTATTCCTTGACGAGTTCCGCCGCGGCCGGTCCGATCTTTGCCATCTCGGCTGGCGACTTGAGTTCCGGTTTGCTCATGGCGTCGTCGCCGAACTTTTCCTTGAACACTTCGGATGCGCCATCCTTAAAGACGCGATTAGCTTTCTTCGGCACCAGCTTGCATCTTGGCACTTTTGTACCGGTGTTGAGGCGACGGAAGATTTCCTCGTCCAACGCCTTCATGTAGAAAGTAACCGCTTGCTTGTATTGGTAGGAGCGGCCCAGGCTAGCGTTTGTTAGTTCGACGACCGACTTCGGGTTAGCCGTACAAGCAGCGCCGAACAACGCTGTCATCAATGGGCATACGAGTTTTGCGGGACAGAAGCGGCACCAGGAGCCGGCGTCGAGTTCCGCACCGTCCATCTCCGTCAAGTGCATCGCCGGCAGGAGTTTCTCCTCGGCCCACTTGCGGATAAAATCCGCCTTCACTGTCCACTCTTTTACTGGCTCGGAGAACGTCCTTGGCTGCACGATACGGAGGAGGACATCTTGGACATCCGGGTGCTCGCGCAGGAAGCCGAAAGCGTAGTAAAGCAACTGCGGGTTGTTCTCAACTTCGACCACGATACCTTGACCGTGTTTGTAGTCGGTGACTTCCATGTAACCTTGATAGACTACGCCGCAGTCCACAGTACCGTAAAACTTTTCGTGCTCCGGACGCGAGATCGAGTACTCGACATAGACCTTCGCATCCGGCAGCGCCATCGCCGGCCGAACCTTGTCGAGATAAACTTGTATGGCGTCGGCCATTTCGACATCAACGACGAAATCGTGGAACTTCTGGCCAACAAGTTCCCAGGCATCGAGCCCTTCTTTGAGACACTTGGCGCCGGCTTCATGCGCGGCGGTGCCGAGACCGCGGTACTCCGGCTCGTCCGTTTCCGGCAAGGTGAGTTCTTTAATGAGCGCCACTGATCCAGGGCAACTCATCCAACGCTCTGCGCTGGACGCGCCTAGCGGACTGTGGATTGGTCTGTGTTCTGCGGCCATGGTCTTGCCCCTTTGTTTGCCGGCTACGCCAGCTTTTTAACGTCCTTCAATCCGTCGAGGAATGCACGACGACTTGTCTGTGGCATATCGATCAGGCGAGCCGGCGGTTTCACACCGCACTTCGCGATCCACTCACGAATACCAGGACCGTTCCCCGTAGCTTGTTGAGCACGCGAGCACGCAGATGTCAAGTCTGCATCTGTGACTTCCGGCGAGCCCGATCCAGGAAGCTCATCTTGAGAAGGTTTGGCAGCTTTCGCGGGCGCTTGCGGTACGTCTTCGATCGACGCCGGGTCGGCTTCTTGGGGTTGCTCTTTGCCCGGTGTAAGATGCACCTTTGGCATTTTCGGCGGCTTACCCTGGCTGCGACCGATCACAACCGTCTCAGAAGACGGTGCTACATTTGTAGCAACCTCGGGCTTCGCCGGCACCGGGGTCATTTCCGTGGGAGCGGCGGTGGCTTTGCCGATACCAAGAAGACTATGGAGATGTTTGTGCGCGAGCGCCTTCACACCTTCCATAGTCTTCTCAGCATCTTGGCCGTCAGGGACACTGAAAGAAAGCTCGACATCGCCGCGCTTGTTTTCAAAGTCTCCGGTCTTGACCGTCCGGCCGTACTTGATTGTTCCGTTCGTGATCTGCATCTTGCCCTCCAGATAAGAGACCGCGGGGATGGTTCCCCAGGCAGTCCTAGAAGCCGCCAAGTTTCCAAGCGATCCCACAACTCCGGGTTTGCTGCCCCTTGCCGTGGCACTTGGTCTGCCCATGCAGCCAGTCCCGCTCCATTCTTACGCCCGTTCCGGCGTCTTGTCAACCCTGTCGATTTCGTTGTGTAAATCTGTAATGTTTTGCAAGGCTTCGAGATCGCTATGGCGCCGGCTCTTGCCTACCAGCGCGCTGAGTTTATCGATAGCCTCGTCGTGCATGGCCAGATTGCGACGGAGTTCCGCAAGTTCTTCCTGGCCCATTAGGAGGACGCGCTTTACCGCGATGATTTGATCTGGCGTCATGTTCCGAAGTCCCGCTTGTCGAGCGCCTTGTGTGTAATGTGCATCTTTCTGAGGGCACTTGCAAGGATTTTTTCCGCAAAGGAACCGGGGGCTACAAAAATATCGCCTTGAACCGTATTACGCTGGCCTCCGCGGTCGAGACGGTCGAAAGCTTGGACGTTTTCCCCAGGAACCCAGGAAGGCTCTGCGATCAGGGCGTGGCAACTCACCAATTGCAGCCCGTCAGTGCCAGTGCCGAGGGAAAGGAGGTTCCCGATCAAGACCTGGTGGCGCTGTTCGTCCTGGAAAAGTTTAATATAATGATCTTTGCGGCTGGAACTGGTGTTGCCGTCGATACGCAAGACGCCGTGCTTCTCTAATTTCTTTTGCAGGATGTCGAGCACTTCATGATGCCAGCCGAACACAAGCAGTTTCTCTTCGCCGCCTTCGATCAGCATATCGACATAATCTGCGACCTGTGGCGCGAGCGCAACACCCATCATGCGCCTGACGACGGCGATATGACCGAGGGCGGTTGCGTCGGCGCCTTCGAGGTTCTCGGGGTCTATCTGCAACAGGCTTTCGGCCTTCAATGCCTGTTTAACCGGCCCCGTCTCTTCGAGTTGGATCAAGTCGTAGATAGGCATTTTAAGCTGTGGCATCACATCTCTTTTGAGATGTCTTGACATAAAATTCGCCCGCATTCTGTTCTGCAATTCGCCATGCCGGCCAGTACGCTCGTCGATAAATACGATGTTGCGGCCGGTGCGCGGATCGATGCGTTCAACCTGCAACGCCGGATTAAAGCGTTCGCGGAAGCGATCCTCCGACATCCAATCGATGCTGTCGAAACAAAGCCCCCTGGCCAAAGTGTACGCTTCTCTAGGCCTGTTCGGTAAAGGCGTGCCGGTTAAGGCCAAAATTCTCTCTGACCGAGACGCAAAATCTTCAAACAATCGCTCGTCGCCGCCCCCAAAAACCGCGCGCGTGCGGCGAGAATCTGGTGTCTTGAGATAGTGTGCTTCGTCAAGGACGAGCAAGTCATAATGTCCTTTGGCGAGAGCCTTACCAATCGCTTCTGTCCGGGCCAGGTCATAAGAAACCACTGTCCATTCGGCATTAGGATGCACACCATGCCGTCCGACGAGAATAGGATGGATGCAATAAGGCCATCTGAGAGTAGTCCACTCGCGAATGCGTTTAACCCACTGTATCCGTATCGATGCAGGACAAATGACAAGCACTCGTTTAGCCCTGATCTCGTTTGCAAAGCAAATTGCAACTGGCGTTTTGCCAAGGCCGGGCTGGTCTCCGATGAGGCAATTCTTTCGTTGCAGAGCGTATTCAATATCGCACTTTTGAAAAGGCCATAGTTCTTGATCCGACGGGCATTCGATGTGCGCGCTGCTTGTGTTCTTCCATGAGGCATTGATTTGCTCTATTAAGGGGGCTAATTGTTGGCGCGCAGCGTCACTTGCACCCTCGAAAAAGGAAGCCGCGGCATAGGGTTCGTGGGTAAAGAGTACGGCTGTGGACGTTGTGGACGCAGGTAAGCTGAAATCGAAACCGTGTTCCGACATCAAACCCTGTATAGTAGAACTCTGCGCCCGCGGCACCTTTAGTAGATAGGAGCCGGTCGCGCTTACATAGTCAAGTTGCATTGACTTTCCTTTGGTGGTAAAGTATCAATAACGCAAAAGGGGTCGCCTTGCAAGAAATATCTGAACTTCACCAGGCGGCGCGAGACTATGCCGCGTGCGGCATAAAAGTTTTCCCGGTAGAAATAAATGGGAAGAAACCAGTAACAGCGCATGGGTATCTCGATGCAACAACCGACATCAAACAAATCGACGAGTGGTGGGGCGAACACGATTACAATATCGCATTTTCTCCAGAAAGTGCACGACTTTTTGTTGTCGATGTCGATCCCGGTGGAACAATCAACGGAAATCTGCCAGCGACTTATCGAGTTAAAACTCCTCGCGGAAGCCATTTCTATTTCTCCGGTAGTGGACCGTCAACTGCTGGCAAACTCGGGCCACACATTGACACAAGAGGAGTCGGCGGATATGTTCTCCTTCCTCCTTCTCGCATTGACGAACAGCGATATGAGATAGCCGATGACCTTCCCTACGCCGAACTGCCTGTATGGATCAGTGACGCTCTTAGAGCGCCCGACACCGCCGTCGCCGCGGCCGTGGACGAGCAAGACCTGCCGGCAAACATCGATCGCGCTAGACTTCTACTGTCTCAGTGTGTGGATCGCGGCGATGTCGCGATTGAAGGACAGGGTGGTGATGACAGAACGTATCGCCTGTGCTGCGAGCTACTTGACCTGGGCCTTAGTGCTAACACCGCGCGGGACTTGCTAGAAGAAATCTGGAACCCTCACTGTCAACCGCCATGGGAAACATATGACATCGATCTTAAACTCGACAACGCATCGCGTTACCAACAAAATGATCCCGGAGCTTATGGCACCGTATCGCCCCAGCAAGCGTTTGGTGAAGCCATCAAACATTTATTGGATAGTAGCGTGGAGAATAAACACTCTAGGTTTTACTTCAAGGACGAAACGGAGCAAGACGCCGAGCCCGACCCGCAATGGCTCGTCAAAGACCTGATAACTGAGCGTAGTACTGTACTTCTTTTCGGTGCAACTCAGAGCTACAAGAGCTTTCTTGCGCTAGACATAGTGCTAAGTCTAGCGACAGGTAAGGAAACTTTCGGGGCAGCACCACTTCAGGGGCCGGTGTTCTATGCAGCGTTAGAAGGCCGAGCCCATTTAAAGAAGGCTCGCAAGTCATGGCGCGTTGCGCGTGAGATCGAGGGAAAGATAAAGGATTTCTATGTGGGGGTCGCACCACTCATCGGGGTGCCGGGAGAAATCCAGGACTTCGGAGACGAGATAGCCCGCCGTTGCGCCGGCCGCAAACCGCGCCTTATCGTTATCGACACACTCGGCAAGGCGATGGCCGGTCTTAATGAGAACGACGCCATGGACGCCGGGAAGTTCATTCGCTTTTGCGACAGTCTGGTGGAAAGCTTCGGTTGCAGCGTTATCGCCATCCATCATACAGGTAAGGATGACACCAGAGGCGCCCGCGGCTCTAGCGCATTCCACGCTGGTTTTGATACCGTAATAGAAGTCAAGGCGCATCGGGCCACTAAAGCAGTTTCCGTGTGGGCACGCAAGCACAAAGATGCCGAGGAGCGAGAAATACCCTGGACGTTCGAGGGCAGGGCCATAGCGGGCTCGCTGGCGTTCTTCCCGACCGACCTCGAAGCCCATAAAGCATTGACTGGCGACAAAGGCACCCTCACGCCAAAACAAATCGGCGCAGCTTTACAGGTTCTTAACGCTTATGGTGTTGAGCAAGGCGTGAGCACCGCCGTCCTGGCCACGGAATTGACGCCGGCCATCGAAGGCCAATCGGTTGAGGACAGGCAAATTGCGATCAGCCGCACAGGACGCGCGCTCGCCGCGAAGGCGAAAGATCACTTAGAAGCTTATTGCGTCAAGACCGGGAAGGCTTTGGTGTGGATGCTGCCGGCGCCAGTGAGGAAGTAATTATGTGGGCGTGCTGGGCTTGATACCAGCTTGGGCTCCTACGCCATTTCTAGCGCACCAGCCACTTCTAATTTTTCCGATAATAACTTTCTGATTATGTAAGCGATATTTTTGTCTAGATTTGTAACTTGCATTTCAAATCCCAACGGTCCTCGTACACACCACGAACCAGGACCGCCTTCGTGGTTTCTCGCATAATAATATGGGTCGATGTCTCCGCTCATCTCTTCTCTCCCGTACATGGGCTTTCTGTTCCTGCGGCCCAATTATAATTATCGCACGGTTTTCCTTCGTGCTGGTCTTTTGGCGGATTGTCTCGTTTCGGACAAGCCCACCAATCACATAGATGTGGCTGCACTTCCTCAGCGGTCGCGGCGAGGGCTTCGTCTATAATTTGAAGCATTTTTTGGTTTCCCTTATACTCTGGCCCCATATCAAATTCTTCTAATATGGCCTCGCGGGCAATTGCAAGTGCGCTCCGAAGCGCAGCGATCTTCTCGGCGGCGGTTTTCATGCAGCACCTTCAGTATATTCATCACGTAGCGATAGCGTTACTTTCCCTTTGCACGGGCCATTCTTATCGTCAGCCCGACGAACAACCCCACATTTTCGGCAGCACTCATACTGGATATTATCTGGAACAAACCAGTGATGCTTTTCTAGGCCAACCAATTCGGCGAAAAACTTCTCGCTCTCGGGTTTCGGCGAATAATCGTTAGCCATTCTCATCCTCCATCTTGCTCTGCGCCGGGGTAGGGGTCATGGTGTATCCCCCACTCGCGTATTCCACGAGGCTTCCATGGTCCCAAGATCGCCGTTATACCAATCCGAACACACCTGAGATTGGCGACATTGCGGACATTTAATCCATGCTCTCATGCCAAATGGAGGAACGTCTAATTGCTCCGTGGAAAACTTCGCTGGTGCGTTGCAGAACGGGCAGTTTTTTAAGCCATTAGTTTTTTTCGGCATTATTCCTTCCCCTCCGGGCTTGCGGTGGATTTGAGGGCGCGGATGGCAGAAAGCATATTGGCTTGTTCTTTCGAGCCACGGTTAAGTGACAGGTCGCTTAATTCATCGTCGCACCAAGCGATCATCTGCTCTGGTTTCAGTTCCGGCGTGTCAGTCACAGCTTATCCTCGACAAGTTTGGCGTAGCCGGCGATGTCGTGCCAGTTGTCCGCGAGGTTAGGATCGCCATTAAGTATGCGCGCGATCTTCGTGGCGATCATGTCGAGCGATTCTCTTTGGGCGGTGTTGAGCAAATGCCAGCCCGCAAACTCCCTAAATTCATCTTTGAACTTTTGCGCCGTCGTGGCAACGTCTCCATAATCCCCATACTTATTGGCGCGGTCTTGCAGCGTGGCGTTAACGTCGCTCATTTTGTTTCCTTCCTTGTGCTGTAAACAACGATTTCCATGTCTTCTTTACGGCGCCCCGGAACCTCGTCAACAACGATATCCACTTCCGGCCCTTCGAAGCCACCGTAATAATTTGTCTGCCGTTTCCACTTGCCTTGCAGCCAAGCCGACAAAGCATTCTCGGCCGATTTCTTCGTGTATAAAAGGCGTGGAAAAGTTTTCTTATAATCCACGGCCACGGGCTCGTCGTGAGAGAAACCGCGTAGTTTACCCGCTGGCATAAACATCCCGCTGGGCTTATGACGGATAGCGTATAACTTCATTTCAGCACCAGCGTTACAGGCTGGCCGCAAGTAGGACAAACTTCTACCGCGACCGGCTTATGCCAAAGCCACGGACGCTTGGGCCTGCCCATAAAGACCCCTTGGGGCTCGCCGCGATGGCAGCAATCGCTTAGGCCTTTCGTGGCCAGCACTAGAAGTGCGGCGTAAATCCTGTCTCGAGCATTGTCGGCAGAAACGGATTGCACCGCCTCGCGAGGGTAAAGCATCTGCACCACGTTATTGGTGCTGAGAATGCGCTTGGGATCGACGTTCTCTAAGACCGCTCGCGCGGCGCGTTCTACCAATACCCAAACATCGGCCTTCGACACCGATGGCGCCAGGAGTGCATCCCATTCACGCGGGGTCATCATTCTGCCCTCTTTTCCAAGCGGTGTAATCCTGTTTGGTCTTGAATAAAGCGGCTTATCTCTCGCAGACAAACCTCTTCGTAAACTGTCTCGGGAGCCGGAAAGAAACTGTACTTTCTCCAACGCGAAAACCATTCGATTGTCCCGAGCGAAACACCGTCATGTTTGTTTTCTACTTTCCAGCCAAGAGTTTTCCAGTGCGCCGGCACTTCAGCAGGGACAAAACGAATATGCGTTCCCTCTGTAATCATTTCAGTGGCGCCGGTTCGGCGCGTTTGTCTTCCCTGATCCACTTCCGCAATTCCTCGAACATGGCGAGGCGGTCGATATCGTTCAGCTTCAGATGATCCGCCAATCCACGGAAACTGTCAACCATTTCCTGCACAGTGCAGATAGCTTGATTGGCGAACATATTGCCGGCCTTGTTCTGGAAATTCGACATCACGGTGCCGTCTTTCAAGATCACCGCCGTCGATCCGAACCGAGGCGGTTTCCGGCCGTGCTGCCAGCCAAGGATGGCGAGAACCAAACAGCCAAGGCGAGAGGTATTGCCGCCGGTCGCTTCAACAGCCCGGGCTTGCCAGCTATTACGCGGTGCGGCGGCAATGATAGGCATTAGT